CATCAACATAAGTATCAAACTGAAATTGATATTTGTAAAGCATGTGCACCAAAAAATATCTTAAGTGTGCAGCTCTTTGTTTTTTACTTTTTGATCTAAATAAATTATACATCGTAGTAGAATGTTGTTCTGTACAATTCTCTTTTCTCTTCAGTATCAAGTGTCGCATCACGTTTATGAATTGTCATAAGCTGATCCGAAAACACGATGTCACCCTCTTCCCATTCATGGGTGTAGATATATTGTGGTTGCATCAGTCGCTCGATTAACTCATCCTTACGTGGAAAATCTGACATATGACCAAACGGGAAGTATAGAACTTTCTCTCCGGTCACTGGGTGAATCCTCACAAGCTTCTTTTTCACCTTTATTAGATACCGACCCGACTTCAGTTGTTTGGCACTAAAGTTCGGATCAAATAACCCAGCTTCTAATCCCTCACGTGTACGGAAGTTCCACTTATCAAGTTTGATTACATCTTCCATATCGAGATCACCTGCACCGGTATAGATCCGCCCACCATCCTTGATGTTATGGATATTGGACATTGTAACCCAAACATCATCCAATTCTTTTTTCAGAGTTTCTGGTAGGTCTCGGTACATATTTGTACAATGTGCCCAAATAGTAGGAGCATCTTTGATGACCTTCTTACCCCATAAACATACAACTTCTTCTGGATCAACGCAGAACATATTATTACAGTGCCAATCTAAGAAGCCACGACTAAACAGACCTTGTTTGCCGTTAGGCAACTTTTTATTTGTGACACGAAATATGATAGGATAATCTTCATGACATGCGTGGATGCCAGACGCTTGATGTTTACCCCACGTTAGATTTTTCTGGTAGAACTCTTCGTCAGACATATGCTGATTTTTAAGTACTACAATTCCTTCTTCAGCGACTTTCTGTATCAACTCGTTCATATATTTCTCTTTTCAATTTACCGTAAGGAACAATAAGCAACATTTGTCCGGATTCTACAGCATGTATATTTTTCTGATTATCAAATATAGCCACATTCTTATCGTTAGGAAAATATTTTTTCCAATTGTATTTCAGATCTCTTACATAAAACTTCGACCAGTCTCCGTCAAGTTTAATTTTAATATGCATGTTGTCTTTTAATGCATGTTCACTTTGATCGTGATGTTCTGGTATCGGACCTTTGAGCACATTACATACCATGACTTTATGTATATCCTCAAAATAGTCATACAAATGATGAATCAATGGATGTTCGGGTAATACTTCATTGAGATTTACAGTGTGAATGATTTCACTATCAGCATCTATCCATTCACCTTTCCATGGATTCGAATCATCCCATCCTTCGTTTGCTTTAGGATAGTTTTTCAGTATGTCATACATTTCATCTTTATATTTGTCAAATTCAATATCAGTAAGAAAAACGTTTTCATTTGCAAATCCGCAATCATAGTCACCGATCTGACAAACTCTCTGTCCTACGCCATATATATTGTACAAACCGGGTAAAGGTGTAAATTTTATGTCAGTAAACTCTTCTGCATTCTTACACGTAAGATCGAATAGAGACTTTTTCTTATAGATGTGAGCAGACCAAAATAAACCTTTGTATCCTAAGTCATATGCATGTTGAATTTGTTTTGGCACTAGATACTGCCAGTTTGGTCTAAATCGATCTTGCTTCCAAGTCTTTACATATTTTTGAGAAACATAATGTCGCGATGAAACTCTCGCAACCTCTTCACTTATCTTTTGCAGCCCACCGAAGCAAACGATATCGATGTCATCATCAATAAGTATATTGAAAGACAACATGTCATCGAGCTTTAATCTTTCAAGCGTATAATTTTGTTTTAGTAAAAGGTCAGACCTCTGAATTGTTTCGATCTCTTCATAGAAGAGATCAGTAATCATTTGAGGACAGTCTTTTAAATCATAAACCTTCATGATGATCTTTGTGATTTCCTTCGAAAGGTGCAAAGAGATTTATCCACCAATGATTTGATGGACCATTCGAATGACCTGCCGTGTTAAGTATACCGATTCCAATATATCCAAAAAGAATTGTAAGTGGTGAGAAAAGAATAACTGGCCATATTAAATATTTACCGTATCTCTGAAAAAACTTCAGACGCTCATTTCTTACACAATCCTTTACAAGATGATAGGGAATATGACCTTTCCATCTTGACAGAAATACATTCCAAAATCCTTGATATATTGGTGAATGAGGATCTCGAGGTGTATCACTATACTTATGATGCAGTCTGTGAATACCGACCCAAGAGATTGGCTTATAGACGCCGATTAGTAGAGCACATGCCAAAGACAACCACTCGAACCAAATCTTACGCTCACCTTTTCGATGAGCCCAATATCTATGTAAACCATAGGTGGCACCTATTGTTGCTAAAATTAGATATGAAATGTAAGACCAAAATAGAAACATAATAATCCTTAAAGTTGCCGAGATTCTGTTTCGAGGCTCTCGGCGGGCCCAATGACTACGCTGCGGCAGCCAAAGGTGCAAAGTTATCGTTTGCAGTTACTACTTTGAAGACTCAATACCTGTCGATCCTATTTCGCCCCCACAAAATACCACGTTGTGGCATGAGATTTGGTGGAGGCGCCGGGTACCGCCCCCGGGTCCAGTATACCTTCAGCATCTTCAAAACTATTTATATTATATCACAGATGGTCGACTTTGTAAATATAAATATAAATGAAAGTGAGGTTCATTATCTAAAGCGACATACATCTAACCAGAAATCAGGATAGATCGAAATGGTAGTCGCAGAAGTCCTCACTGGTATTGCACTAGTGAAGCAAAGTGTTGACTTTATCAAGAGCAATATCGAGACAGTCAACGATATCCGCGATATAACTGACCAAATTGAGAACTTGTTCGTAGGCGAAGAACAGGTACAGAAGGCACGTGCGAGAAAAGCGGGTGTCAGTATGGGAGAACAATTTGGTATTAAGAATGTAGCTCAAGAAGTAATTGACGCCAAGCTGGCCCAAGAGAAAATGCAAGAGATGAGGAATCTCATTGACCTGCGGTTTGGGCCTGGAACTTGGCAATCAATTGTAGATCTTCGCGCTAAGAGAATGAGAGAGGAACGCGAACGCTTAGAAGAGATTAAGCGTGAAAAAATTAAAAAGCAAAGAGAGTTTAATGATACGATGACTCAAGCTTTAATCGCCGTCACTGTCGTCAGCATCATGGCTGGCTCTCTCTTCTTCCTCATCTTTACTGTAAGTTAAATCGTGTACATATAATTGGATAAGCGCATAGTGAAGGACCTTCATAAGGTCTTTCCTTGCGTCTTGTCTTGTGCCCTTCTTACCATAACGCTGTGCATACTTCAATACGTTACCGATACAGAAGCCTTCACCGTGTCCACCATCGATAATAAACTCTGTCGCCTGAAAGTTTTCTTTTGAGTAGTGACCGTCATATGTCGAGTTGATATAGTTCTTAAACTCTTCAATGAGTTGACCTTCATTAAATTTGTATTGAGGTCGACCAATATCAATTGACCAACTAAAATCCTGGTGTGGTATGTCATCAAGGTTGATTGTAAAAGACGTTCCTTCGTCTGTAGTTTTCAAATGATCTTCCGTCATTATTTTTCCCATCTATAAAAGATATGATCGTCAACGATCACAGTCATTGTTTTTGTGTCAGCCCATTCTGGTGTTACATAATTGGCGTGGTAATGAGTAGCACCTTCAGTAAAATCGGTAAGATGGCCATGATAAATTTTGAAAGCAACGGACCGAGCAAACTGGTAAACGTCCAGATCGTAATAAGGAATATCGTCAGACTTGCCATCGCAATACCAACTGAATTGACACCGATGCCGAATAGGGATGTCAATGTCGATATCTTTCCAAGATGGACGCGTAGGTCCTTGCTGCACAACCTCACAATATGAATGAGGAAACCTATTATCAATAACACGATTACGTGTGACAAGAGCGACACCGATCATCCCCTTTGCTGACTGGTTACGTGCTTCCCAATAGATATTATCGGCAAGGCACTTTTGTTCTGATGTTTCTGAATGAAATACACCGGCCTGCGCGGTGGATGCTCCGTGCGCTACACCAGCAGAAAGGAACGAAAGGCCGGCGGCGCACAGAGCAACTGTTAAGAACTTCATTATACTACACGTCCATTTGCCATAAGTGATGACTTCATCAAGCGAGCGCACTTTAAACGAGACTCAAGCTTCTTGATTACCTTGTCTGTGTTAGGTAACACAGGAACACGAGCAGCTTCTTCCATAAGAAACTCTGGAAGAATACGAAGTTCACGATCGATAGTTTCCCACTGCTTTTCAACAGGCATTGACTTTACGATTGAACGAAACTTTGAATTTGAAATCATAATATAAACTCCTCAATAAGATCTCTCTTATATATTATATCATACTTTTCAGACAATGTAAACAGTTTTTTTACTTTTTTTTAAATTTTTTTTCGTATGCTTCTTCGAAGCCTTCTTCGTAGATATACGACTCTTCATTATGCCAAGTTCGTCTTACGTAACCATCATAGCATTGCTCGGCTATCTCGTCGGTTGTGAGATAGCCTTTCACAATCCAGAACATCTTATGCATTTCTTTATGACTTGGCAATGAACTTATCCGCTAATGGAAAGATTTCTGTAATTGCTTTAGCACATGCGAGTGCAACCTCTTGGCATTCTTTTTGTGTACCGTTACCAGACCGTAACTCAATGAAATGAATCCAAGAACGAATTGTACCATTCATATACAATCGTGATTCAGTCAAGCCTTCTGGTAATACTTTACGTGCAATCTCTTTTGCGATACCATTATCGATTGCAAACTGATATGCTTTCTTTGCAGCATTAATTACTTCACACTGTGCTTTGACCCAATCCATTTGAATATCAACATCTTCGCGCTCTACCGAGTTTTGACGATTCTTTGGATCTTGTGCTCTGATTTCAGTCGTAGGTGTTAGTTTTAGATCTTCAAGTGGATTCGCATATCTCTGACTAAACTCTTGAAAAGAGAAAGAACGATGACGAAGAATCTGTCTTGCAATATCTCTTGTAGTTTCAATCTCTAGGCAAGCAGACACCATTTCGAAAGGCGACCAATGCGCGTGTTTTGCAAGGTATGATAGCAATCTTTCGGACGTTTCGGTGTTATCTTGGTTCGAGGGGTTCGAGACACGGGCGCAATACGCAATGAGTTCTTGTATATCTTCACCGACATAGAGATCCTCCGGAGTCTGTGAGTAACTGATCAGTCTTACGTTCATCTATTTGTCTTTTCCATTTTTCTTGTACGTCTGTATGTTTCAATTCATTGATCATAATCTGAGCATCTTGTAATAGATAATAGCCCGCACTTTTATTTTCAATAAAATGCTCAATACCATTCGAGTCTGTGACAAAAGATCCTACCAGCATTAGAACTTATCAATCAATGCTAAAATTGTAAGATATGCACCATATCCAAATGCAGACCATAACACGATAAAGCCTACGATACTGGTATCACAGTAACCATAATTATCTTTCAATCCAAGTCTTCTTAATAATCTATCCATTAGAACTTAAAATCCGCAAATTTAGCGATACCTTCGCCAGTACCAGTCTTATCAAATACTGGAGTATCGTCTGTGAGTGTTTGTTGATTCTCTTCGGCATCAAAGAGTCTCATCTTACTTCTATCTATACCAATTATAAAACGCTTATGATGAGTAGGATCATTATAACGGTTCTTCAGTTGCTTAACCATGAGCTGACCCATTTGCTCCAACTCTTCGGTCGAGATAAGTGCAAACATAAGATCAGCAGTGGCAGGAAGACCGAACGATTCAGATGTATCTTCAAGGCCAACATCTGAATTCGAGTATCCACTACGAGTAGTTTGAGTCGCAGAGAAAACAGGTACATCAAATTCGACAGCAAGACCACGTAATTCCTCCGCAATTGCTTTGATATAGTTATAAGAGTTGATCGAACCACCCATACCTTTCATACGAGAAGAGGCACAGATATTGAGATAGTCGATGAAGATAATATCTGGTTCGAATTGACGTTTGAGTTTTAGTTCATTAAGAAGAGCTCGAAAGTGGCCAGCATGAGCGCTACCAGTAGGATACTCTTTAATAATGAGTTTACCATTGGTCTTTGTAGAAAGGTTTTTAACCTTGTCAGTGAAAATTGTTTTTGGAGTGTTTTCCAATTGATCGATTGGAATGTTGAGAAGATTCGCATCTATTCTCTCCGCTATCTTTTCTTCAGCCATTTCCATGGTAATGTACAACACATTACGACCATCGACCAGAGCGGAAGAAGCAACGTGACACATAAATAGAGACTTACCAACGCCGGTCCCAGCAAGAGCAATGTTGAGAGTCTTATTAGGAATACCGCCTTTCGTGATGGAATTGAAGAGTTCAAGATCGAAAGGAATTCGGCTCTCCTCTTTGTTGTAGAAATCCCATCTTTGATCTGCGTTGTCGACATAGTCATGGCCTACGTTTGTATCGAAT